ATTCTAAGTATAATGTTGAGTTATTGTCAATAAGTGGAGAAAACTATTTATTGCGTTTTGAGTTTGAATCAGAAATATTAGCAGAAAAATATATAGACGACTTATTGACTGCGCTATTTGATTTTAATTAATCATGAAAATCATACTTTATCACGATAACCATTTCGAGAATTGGGATTACCGAAACCTTGACATCGGCATTGGCGGTAGTGAGACACATCAAATAGAAATGTCTTGGCGGTTGGCACAGCGTGGCTATGAAGTCATAAGCTACGCACCTATTCCTGATGATTGTATAAGATTTCACAAAGGCGTCCAGTGGCGTCATATTTCAGAAGCAGACTGGACAGAGGATGGTCTTTGGATTATCTATCGCCGACCTGAGATAATAGATAATTTGCAAGGTCAAGAAGCATGGCTATTATGCCAAGATGTGGATTATCCGACACTGAATCAGGAAAGAGCAGAAAAGTATAGTAAAGTCATAGCATTGACTATCGCCCATGCAGAGATGCTTGTCACGTTGAAGCCTTATCTTGTAGATAAGATTTTTATATCCTCGAACGGTATACGAATGGACATTATCAGGGAAGTAGAAAAGGAAACATCAATACGAAACTACAAACGAGTAATGTTTGCATCCAGTCCTGATAGAGGATTGCTTGAAACTTTACAGACGTTCCACAAGGCGAGGCGCTATGATCCTGAGTTAGAGCTTCATACGTTTTATGGATTTAACAATATCAACAAAGTAGTAGAGGACGAAAAGCGAAGAAATCACCCGGCGGCGATCAGGTCACGTCAATATCGGGATAAGGTACTGAAGGAGGCGGATAAGCCAAACGTCTTTTATCATGGGCGGGTATCACAGACAGAGCTTTATAAGGAATGGCTGAAAACTGGTATATGGCTTTACCAGACTAACTTCTTTGAGACGAGTTGTATTACCTGTATGGAAGCGCAGGCATTGGGTGCTATTCCTATAACACGCCCTTATGGTGCTTTAAGAAATAACGTTAAGCATGGGATATTCATTCAAGGTGATGCTTATAATGAAATTAATAAATCAAGATACATGACAGAATTGATCAGCGTTGCCAATTCACCGGAGTATCAGGATTCCATCAGACCACAGATGATGTACGATGCAAGATTGAAATTCAATTGGGAACGCATGGTTGATCAATGGGATAGCGTTTTCAATGGCTGGAATAAACTGATAGGGACGCAATATAACTTCCAATTCAGACATGCAGAAGGCAAGATACTTAATATTGGGTGTCATGATGACAGCACAGGATTCAAGGAATTGCTTGGTGCGGTGAATTTAGATCGCTGGATCAAATGTCCTTATACCGATTTGGATATTAAAGCGGATGTGATCGCAGATGCTAGAGAATCATTACCCTTTACAGAGAAGTTTGACAGCATAATCATTGGTGATATGCTAGAGCATTTAACTGAAGTTGATTCAATCAAGGTGCTTGTAAATGCTAAAAAAGTATTGAGTGACAAAGGGAAAATCATCATAACTGTTCCTGATGATCAAAGAACGTCATCTGTTCTTCCGCTACTCGGCGGAACGAGAGCAGAATCGTCAACTGAGGGATATAATTTTCATAAGCCGATGCCGAGAAATGCAGTCGAGAAACTTATAAGGCAAGTGAATATGAAGATTCAGCTTTACCAACCGATAGATTATACATTTGCAGAAGGACATGGGATGATATGTAAATAGGGGGAGATAATATGCAGAATTCAGGACATTGTATTGATTGTGTGCATTATGTAGCTGACAAAAGAACTAAATGCGATCTTTTACAAAACAAAAAAGATATTTTAGAAATTTGTGAAATTGTCGAAATACGATGTGTGGAATTTATTGACCGGGAGCTAGACAAGGCATTGAAAGAGGAGTAGGTAATTATAAATGCCGATAACTTATGTAAATACAATCGGTACAGTAGGAATCATGTCAGGTATACATAGTCTTTCTACTCCATTCATTAAATCATTAATAGACATGATTAACTATAATCATGAGTATTTGCTTGGTGAAAATGAGCAAATCTTTTATAATTTTGCTTCTATAAGCTATCATAGTATGGCTCGTAACAACCTTGCTAGAGAGATACGAGGTAATTGGATTCTTATGCTGGATACAGATCAGACGTTCTCTCCTGATGTGTTAGTAAGGCTTCTTTGGTTAGCTGATAAATATAAAGTTGACGTTTTGTCAGGATTGTACCATATAAAGATAGAGCCTTATAATCCGGTGATTTACAAACTTAATGACGAAGATCGGTTTGAGCATATAATAGGATGGGATAAGGATAAAGAGATCATCCCGATAGATTCAGCTGGCGGTGGGTGCTTATTAATAAGAAATCAGGTATTAAAAACAATGTTTGGCAATGGGATGCTTCCTTTTGCCGAGATTGAGGGGAATAGCGAAGATCACAGCTTTTTTAGAAAATTAAAGATGCTTGGTATTCAGGCTTATTGTGCAACTGACGTAAGAGTCAATCATCTGAGATGGTCAGAGGTTGACTATTCAATGATGGAGGATGCTAGAAATGGCTAAAACAACAGGTTTAAATGGTGTACTGAGTTTCAAGGGTAATGTCAGTCTCGGAGCGTACAATATGAGTGTTCCGCAGACGATAGAAAAGGCAGATGATACCGTCTATGGTGCGACGTACCGAACGCATAAAACCACGCTTAAGAGTGCCACTTTATCTGCTGACTGCAAGTTTGATAGTGGGGATGTGTCTAATTACGTGCTTGGGGATGAAGGTCTTTTGATTGCAATGTATTCGCAAGACGGAGTAACTGCTGGTATAGCGGGAACTGCAACACTTGATTCCAAGAATCCGACTACGCCTATGGATGGTATAGTTACAGAAGCGCTGGCGTTTACGTTTAACGGAACGTTCTTGCCAACTACGGTATAAGAGGTGAGAAAATGAAGATACAGGGCGGACTCGGAGGCATATACATCTATGCCACATATACAGCGTCAACAATTTCGTTTCACGAGAATTCTCCGTCTGCGGATACCATAGAGGACTCGGCAAACGGCTTTTTAACTGCCGGGTTTGTTGTTGGCATGTCTGTCACAATCACAGATACAGCGTTGAATAATGGAACATACACAATAACGGCATTAACAACAGTATTGGGCGTTGGGATAATGACAGTCGCAGAGGACTTGGCTGACGAAGTGGAAGGATCGGCAACCATAGCGACGCCTGCTTATGGTTATCAAGCACTTGGATTCAAACAGTGGACTGGCACGAATGGCATTGAGAAAATTGATTCCACATGCTTTGAGAATTATCCTTATAGAACGCATAAGGTAAGCCTAAAGGATTGGTCGGTTACGTTGACTGGATTCTGGATGTCAGTTGAGCGGGATACTTGGTTAGGTCGCAAATTGCATCTGCGGTTATTCCAGAGATTTGCATTATCACCGAGTGCCAGCAATCCTGCGGTATATTGGTCAGGTGATGCATCCATCACAGACATATCTTTCGATGGTGCGATTGATACGCTTGTAAATGAATCAATCACAGTGGCAGGAAATGGAGTATTAACGCCAACGGTCAAAACAACTGCTTGGTAATTATGGTCAGACTATAATTTACTCGAAGGATCACTCAATTTATTATAGTCTTACTACAAAAAAGGGGAGACATAATGGCTGATTTAATTTGGAATTGGAAAAACAAGGATTATAAAGCGACTCCTATAACCATCGGGGATTGGGAGTTGCTTGGCAATTATCTCAAGGGCTATTTATTGAATGACTTGAAGTATATTGACGACTTCGAGTTAAGAATACAGACTCAATCATTGATTCAGATGAGAGATTATGATCAGGATGATGTTCGCAGGCATTGGGCAAGAAAGGATATGCGTCATAGGACAACATTGATCATGTTCAAAAATGAGCCTAAAGTCAATGATGCACTCATTACTGAGTTCGAGGAAGACGACACTTTCTATATATTTATCAAGGAAGTACTGAAGGCTTCTGGCATCAAATTCATAGAAACGGAAACAGAAAACCCTCCTCCGCAAGAGGCCGAGGCATAAGCAAGAAGCGTGCTAAAGCCTTGTTATACCATCATTATCATTTACCAAAAGCCTTTGAAAACATGACTTGGCTAGAGGTAAATGACTTATTAGGGCAATTACCGATAGTATCAACGATATTCAATCTAAAAGAATATGTCGGATCATTTCTGGTAGAGGATTTTATAAGAGGAATGGATTTTGATGAGTCTGAGAGCGAAGAAGAGCGTGAGCAAAATGAGTTTGAAGCTCTGCAAGAGCGGTGCAAGAAACTTGGTATCAATCCCCCAAAAAGGAAAATATAATGCCACAAGGTGAAGTAATAGGATCGGCGTGGGTAGAGATAAACTCAAACATAGGACAACTCCAGCGAGAGATTGCTGGTCTCAAAGGTCATGTGGATAGCTCTGCACGGAATATTGAGACTAGATTCAATACTGCCACGAAAGCGATCTCTGGAATGGCGTCTGTGGTCGGTACGGTTGGTCTGATAAGATTTGGTAGTGATATTCTGAAATCATCTACGCAAGTAGATACGTTAAATCGTATGCTCATCAATGTTGAAGGAAGTCAAGAGAAAGCTAACAAGCGCTTCGAGCAATTCAGGATATTAGCAAAAGAGCCTGTACTTGATCCGTTTAATTTATCGAAATTCTACGTCCAGTTGAAATCTGTCAACGTGGAAGGCGAATTATCCATTAATTTTATGAAATCATTAGCCAACGTGATGGCTGGTGTAGGTGCCAGTAATGAGCAATTCTCTATGGCAATGACGCAATTTGCACAAATGGCAGGTCAAGGTAAATTAATCGGGCAAGATTTGCGTGTCATCACAGAATCATTTCCACAGATAAGAAAATATCTTCGTGAAGCATTTGAAGGTGTATCTGATCCAGAACAATTAGCGAAGGGCGGGCATACTGCCATTGAGATATTTACAAAACTCAATGAAGTTATGGAAAAAGCCCCACACTTCGCAGGCGGTGCGCAGGCAGCGCAGGATAACTTCCGTCAGTCATTGGTATTGTCCGAGGCATCGTTAGGTAAGAATTTACTACCTACATTTGCAAAATTTTTAGATTCATTGACTGCAGTAATGGATAGATTCAGTGCGTTACCTGATTCGATGAAAGCAATTATCGGTGGTTTCACTATTGCAGGAGGCGGGATTCTTGGCATAGCCTTCGCTGTAAACACCTTAAACAGACCGCTAGAGATACTTGGTATGTCGGCAGGACTCAAAGGATTGATGGGTTTAGGCGCTAAGACTGCTGTGGCTGGTGGTGTGGCGGGTGGTGGTGGTGCGGTAGCTGGTGGAACATTCAAGGCTTTAAGTATGACTATTCCTCAATTAGTAGTTGGCACTATCGTAGCGGGTGTTATTGCCTATAAGGGTGCTGAAATTTTAGGCAAGGCGCTGGGTGGCAAGCCTGCGACTTTTGTTCCATCTGAACGCATGATGATGTTAGCAGGTAAACAAACAGAAGAAGGGATCGCTTTACGAAAAATACCTGCGATTCAAGAAGAGATCAGAAGAAGAGAATCCGTTATGCCGAAACTTCGTGAAGTCCAGATGGGCGCTGGCAACTTTCCTACAATGACGTTTGAGGAAATGGTCAAAGCGGGTGCTACTACAAAAGA